GGGGGGGGGGGGGTAGCAAGAAGTGCATCCAGTGCGGGGAGGTCTTTGACGCTATAGACGGCCGCGCGAAGAAATGCCCGTCGTGCAAGATTGACGACGACCGGGAAAAACGGCACAACGGGCCGCCGGACTGGATGAAAGAGCGGACGGAAGCGTATATCAAGGAGGGAGAGGGATTATGAGGAAAAACTTATTTTGTTACAAAGCTTTTAATCTAGAGCTCAATTTTGGTGAGAATTTGCTTCACAACGTAATAGGCAAAGAGATACTTGAAGCCTTTAGAGCGCGGGAGAAAGCAATTTTACAACTATCTGGGAAGCTTGGCACGGACCCGACACAGGAATATATAAGTGTGGAAAAAGCGACCGCATTTGTTGATGGCTATATCAAAAAAGTAAGCGACGCTTATAGCTCAGCAGAGGTATCCGGCGAGGAAGATTATCACATCGAGCTTGAAAAAGCTAAAAAGAAAGGCGCGCAGATTTTCGGAAGTATACCAGGGGAGGGAGAGGGATTATGAGGTTTATAGAGTGGCTACAGGTAAGCGGTGGGCTTTGGACGGTCCTTACATTGATGGTGATCGCAGTCTGCGCCGTCCTGGCCGTGGTCGTGATCAAAGACGCGGTCGAGGATCACAAGCATAAAAAGTCAGGGAAGGACCCGTACCTGGCAAGGTACGAGGAGTACAGGAAATGCCTGGACAAATAAAGCTCGTCGAAACCGAAGATTTTTTGCTGATCCGCTGCACGGATCCGGAGTTTGAGTATGAGATATCACACAAGGTCTGGGATCGCTGATCCCCGACTAAGAAAAATTTATTTTTAAAGCCAAAAGGAGGAAGATATGAAAGTAATTTTAGAGCTAAACGCACTTGAGTTCGCGGCGGCCATCGAGGACGGCACCATGGCGGCGCTTTGCGTGTCCTGCGTGTCAGTGGAGGGGCTGCCCAGCACGGAAGTGGAAGAGACGCCCGCGCCGGCGCCGGCGCCTGTGAAGAAAGACCCGGAAGATATCCTCACGCGGTGCAAAGAGATCACAGCGCAAAAGCTCTCAGCCGGCAAGCGCGCAGGGGTATCAAAGCTGCTTGGTAGGTATGATGCAAAAAAGGTCAGCGATATCCCGGAAGAAAAACTCGAAGAGTATCTTGCGGAGATTGAAGCGTTATGAGTAGCCACGCGAAACTGGCGCCGTCGAAAGCGGCGATGTGGCTTGCTTGCCCTCCATCAGCTGCCCTGAACGCTCAGGTCCCGGACACGGTCTCTGAGTACGCCGCGGAGGGCATAGAAGCCCACGAGCTGGCCGAGCTCGTCCTTCAGCTGGCGACCGGCCGGATCAACGAAGTGGTCTATAGCCGGAGAGTCAAAGCGTTCATCAAAAAAAGCGAGTACCATAGCCAGTCTTTTGAAAAAGACGTAGCCGAGTACGTGCAGCAGGTCATGGAGATCATCGGCGGGTACGATCGCCCGACCGTCGACCTCGAGCAGCGTGTGGATCTTGATGCGTGGGTGCCTGAGGCATACGGCACGGCGGACGTCGTCATATTCACGCCTAAAGAGATCCACGTGATCGATCTTAAGTTCGGCCAGGGGGTGCCAGTAAGCGCGGTGGAAAACCCGCAGCTGATGCTATACGCCCTCGGGGCGCTGCATAAGTATTCCCTTGCGTATGAGTTTGATACCGTATCCATGACGATAATCCATCCCCGATTAAACGAACTCAGTACCTACACGGTAAGCGTGACAGAGCTGCTCGACTGGGCCGATAATACCGTCCGGCCTGCGGCGCTGCTTGCGCACGAGGGCAAGGGCGAGTTTAATCCGACAGAAGACGGTTGCCGGTGGTGCCGGGTCAAGGAAACGTGCAGGGCGAGGGCAGGAAAAAACCTTGAGATGGCAAAATACGATTTCGCTGACCCGCCACTTCTATCACACACCGAGATCGCAGAGATCCTCGGCCGCGCCGGAGAGCTTAAGAAATGGGCCGGCGATGTCGAAGAGTACGCCCTTGTACAGGCGCGCGATCACGGCGCCGTGTTCCCAGGGTGGAAGCTTGTGGAGGGCAGGAGTGTACGACAGATCACGGATCCGGACATGGCAGCAGTAGCGCTTACGGGTGCCGGATACGGCACGGACGAGATATTTAAGCCGCAGGAACTCCTAGGGATTACCGCACTTGAAAAACTCATGGGTAAAAAGGAGTTCGTGGGTGTCCTGGGGTCTCTTGTAGATAAACCTCCGGGTAAGCCTTGCCTAGTGCCCGAATCAGATAGCAGGCCGGAATATTCTTCGGCCTCAGCCGCATCTGCGGACTTCGCAGTTATTTAAAAAAAAAAAAACGAAAGGAAGGACAAAATGAACAAAACGAACCAAACGACAAAGGTGGTCACCGGCCGCGTGCGCCTCAGCTACGCGCACCTGTTTGAGCCGGCAGAGACGCCGTCAGGCGAGATGAAGTACAGCGTCATGCTGCTTATCCCCAAAAGCGACAAAGAGACAATCGCGAAGATCAAGGCCGCGCAGGAAGCTGCTGTGCAGCTGGGTCTCAACAAAAAGTTCGGGGGCAAAAGGCCAATCGAACTCAAAAACAATCTTCGCGACGGCGATGAAGAGATGGATACGGCCGAGCGCCCCGAATTCAAAGGCGTGTATTTCATGAATGTCAGCTCAAAGACCCGGCCGGGTATCGTAGATAAAAGCCTGCAGCCCATCATCGACAGCACAGAGGTCTACTCAGGCTGCTACGCACACGTAAGCATCAATTTCTTTGCATATAACACTGCGGGGAACAAAGGCGTCTCTGCAGGGCTCAACCACGTCCAAAAGATAGCCGACGGCGAATATCTTGGCGGCCGCAGCCGCGCAGAGGATGATTTTGACTGCTACGAGGACGATGAAGAGGATCTCCTCGGATAAACGGGACTTCCGGGTCACCCGACAACGATCCGGAACCAACTATGAAAAAATTACACTTAGACATCGAGACTAAAAGCGGGGTCGACCTTAAGGAGGTTGGCGTATACCGCTATGTCGAGGATCCTGAGTTTGCGATCCTTTTGTTCGCGTATAGTATCGACGGCGGAGAGGTGCGGGTTGTGGATCTTACAGAAGAACGAATGTTGCCGGGAAAGATCAGGAAAGCGTTGCTAGATCCAGACGTCGAGAAGCACGCCTATAACGCGCAGTTTGAGAGAGTTTGTCTGACCAAAGCGTTTTATTTGTGGTATGACCCGGCGCAGTGGCACTGCACAATGGCGGCTGCCGCATACGCCGGGCTCGGTGGGAATCTTTCTAAAGTCGCAAAAGCGCTGGGTATCCCAGAGGAAAAAGACGCATCCGGGACAAGACTAATAAACAAATTCTCAAAACCGCCGTTTGCAAATCCTGAAAAAAACCCGGAAGACTGGCAGCGGTTCATCGAATATTGCCGCCAGGACGTAGCGGTAGAGATGGCTATAGCAGATGCCATATCCTTCTGGCCTATGCCGGAAAAAGAGCGGCAGATCTATATACTTGATCAGTTAATAAACGACCGTGGCGTGCGTATTGAACCGGGGCTTGCCGCAAGTGCTTGCGCGATGATCGACAGTCATACGGGTGATGTAGAACCGCAGATCATAAAAATCACCGGGGTTGAAAACCCAAAAAGCCAGAAGCAAATGCTTGGCTGGCTAAAGACGCAAGGATACATGCCGGACAACCTTACAAAAGAGTCGGTTGCAACTTCGCTTACGGAAGACCCTTTGACCGACCAGGCGAGGGATGTGCTTGAGCTAAGGTCCGGCGGCGCGCTCGGGTCCCTTAAAAAGTACTACACTGCGCGTGACGCGGTGTGCGCCGACAGCCGGATCCGGCCGACAGTGCAGTACTACGGCGCGTCACGCACGGGCAGGTGGGCCGGAAGGCTCATGCAGATACAAAACCTCCCAAGGAGCACAGAAAAGGCCCTGGGGGCTGCCAGAGAGCTTCTGGCAGCGGGTGATGAGGAAGGCTTGTCTCTTGTGTTCGGCAGCGTGCCGGACATCCTAAAACAGTTAATAAGGCCGCTGATAGCGCCCGATCCCGGAAAAATGTTTGTAACGGCTGATTTTTCGTCTATCGAGGCGCGTATTGTCGCGTGGCTTGCGGGCGAGACCTGGGCTCTTGAGGCGTTTGCGGCCGGCCGCGACATCTATAAAGAGACAGCGGCACGGATGATGAAAAAGCCGTATGAGGCCGTATCAAAAGAAGACCGGCAGCGGGGCAAGATCGCGGTCCTCGCCCTTGGTTATAACGGCAGCACAGGGGCGCTTGCGCAGATGGGCGCACTTAAGATGGGTTTTTCGGAAGAAGAGCTGAAAGACATCGTCTGGTCTTGGCGCCGGGCGAATAAAAATATCGTCCGGTTCTGGGGAAAAGTCGGCGATGCTGCGCTTGCAGGCGCAGGGCATGCCGGGAAAATAAAATTCTCAACACGCGCCGGCGCGCTGGTCATAACCCTGCCATCCGGGCGAGAGCTTATATACCAACAGGCCAGGGTGATCAGCGGCCGTTTGGGGGGCGAGCTTTCCTACGTCGGCCAGACTACAGGCGGCGGCCTTGCGCGGATCAGGACGTACGGGGGCAAGCTTACCGAAAACATAGTGCAGGCTGTGGCAAGGGACCTTCTCGCACACGCCTTGATGGAGGCGCACGGCCTGGGGCTTGACATCGTAATGCACGTGCATGACGAGATCGTGTGCGAGACCGGCGCGCCGGAAGAGACTAATAAAGCGCTTGCCTTTGCCCTGGCAGGAAACCCGCCGGCGTGGGCAGAAGGTCTGCCGCTTGCCTGTGATACTGAGGTAATGGGGTACTACAGATGAGGAGAGGGAGATGCATATAGCAGTTGGGGAGGGGAAACACCTATCAAAGATCACGTCGCAAGTCGAAGAGGATTGGGAAGATTTCTGCAAACGCTTCAAAGAGCCTAGTGTGCTTAAAGACAAAAAACTCGCCGGTTGGTTCGTTGCCGGGTCTTTTTCAGGGAACAGCCGGAGTGGAAAAAACCTTATCTCCCGGTCTGCACTTTGTATAGACCTCGAAGGGCCGGACGACACCAAACTTGAGCGCCTTAAAGCAAAGGGTGTACCGATGCTCATACACAGCACATACTCGCATGAGCCGCTATTAGGGGAGTATCGGTACCACGCGATTGTCCCACTAAAAGAAGATATACTGCCAGATGAGTACGAAAACGCCGTAAAAGAATTTTGCGAGGGGATCACTGATGTAGACCCTAGAAGTATGCAGGAGGCCCAATGCTTGTTTTTCCCAAGCATCAGTAACCCTGATGCTGCGTACGAATTGTGTATCGTGCCGGGGGAGAATTTATACACAATCAATGCGCAGAAGACCGAAAAACCACCAAAAAAGCCTCGGAAAAACCCAAAAGAGATCTCTGGGACAGTCGGCGAGTTTAATCGCCTTTACACGGTGTCTGAAGCTATCGCGATGTTTTTGTCTGATGTTTATGAGCGAGAGCGTGAAGGGGTGTATAGGTACATCCCCGCTAACAGTAAAGGCGGTCTTAAGGTATACGATGGTGATGGGTACGCCTACAGTAACCATAGTACGGATCCGACATGTGATGGCCACTGTAAGACCGCATACGACCTTGTCTACATACATAAAGGCAGTGACATAATCGTGCAAGCGATGGCGGCAGAAGACTTCACCGCGGCGCCTGAGAAGAAAAAACGTGCATGGTTGACGCTGAGCCAGAAGGGTAAAGCAGATATCAACACGGCGCTGCTTGCCGCCGAAATTGTCGAGGAAGAACTCCTCTTCATCACAAGCAATGCAAACATGTTTTACGACCCATCCATCGGGATCTGGCGCAAGAACGCCGAAGAATACCTCGCGCAGGTCGCGCTCACTAAACTCGGCAAGCACGGGAAAAGCCATATCGTGCGGGATACTGTTTCCCAGATCCTTGACGGGCAGCGCAAGATCGATGAGGATCTTCCAGATACGGATATTGACATGCTTGTGCTTAAAGGCGGGATGTATAATATTCGCCAGAACGAATATTATCCCGAATTTGACCCGTGGATCTACGCTACCACCGCGCACACAATAAAATACGACCCTGACGCGGGGGCCCCACTTTTTGAAGAATATATGGCCTCGGTGTATGGGGCTGACGCCTTACCGTTTATCTATGAGTGGTTGGGTTTTTGCTTCTTCAGGGTGTATGAGCCGCAAAAGATCCTATTCATATGTGGTATCAGCAGATCCGGCAAATCCACGACATTTGAGATATTCAGGCACGTCATAGGTGAAAAATCATGCAGCGGTGTGTCATTGCGATCGCTGAAAGAAAGTGAATTCGCGCCTATCAACCTATTCGGAAAGACTGCTAATTTCGATGCCGACGCAAAACGCGAGTATCTTGCTGATGCGGACTTCCTGAAAGCGTTGACAGGCGATATGATCTCCGCCAACGTAAAGAATAAATCCCCTATAAACTTCCGGAATTTCGCAAAACTAAACTTTGCCATGAATGAGCTGCCGAGCTTCAGGGATTCAGGCGGTGCATTTCATGAACGCGCGGTAATCCTTTCCGCGAATGCGCCGGTAAGCAAAACACAAAAACTAAAAACCCCAATCAGGAAGATAAAGGCTGAGGCTCCTGGCATATTCAACGGCGCCATGGAAGGCCTCAGGAGGCTTCTTAGGACAGGTGAATTCACCATCACTGACGAAATGAAAGAGCGTCTGGAAGAGTATAAAAGGGAGAATAATAGCGTGCTTCGGTTCGTTGAAGACGAGAGGCCATTTGAGGGCGTCAGCTTCATATCCTCACGCGATTTATACGAAAAATACCAGGAGTATATGGCTGATTGCGGCGAGCTGAAACAGGCTGCCGGGATAGATTTATTTGGTAAACAGCTCGGGAGGTATGGTCTAAAACGAGAGATGAAAGTCAAAAAAATAGACGGAAAAAGTGTCAGGGGCTGGATCGGGGACGTCACGGATGGACCGGTTTCAGGAGGAGTAGAGGAGGATTTTTCATGAAAAAAAGGTGTAGAAAACGTGTAACCGAACGTGTAACCCAAGGTTACAGGTTACACCTGTCAAAAAATGGTTGTAACCGTTTTCGTGTTGATATTCCAACGTGGTTACAGGTTACATCTTTTTTCTTAACTCCGCGTTAAGAAATGGGAAATATATATATAAATACGTATAAATACACATAAATATATATATATAGGAGTATTTACCGAAAAACCTGTAACCCGTAACTGATGCAGAAAGGAGGTAGGGTTTGAGAAAGATCGAAAAAACAAAAAAGTTTTTAGGGGAAGAATATAGCATCCAGGAAATCGACATGGAGGAATGCATATACCGCGATCTCGGAAACGGTTTTGATATCGAGGTGAGTGGGTGCAATAGGCATAAAAAACAAACCTTCGGTAAGGTATTCGTCTGGAGAAACAAAAAGCAAATTGTGGAAACGATAAACGGAGGAAAGAACAACACCCCAGAGGATCTTAAAAACTTATTGGACAGTGTAGTTTTGCGGTACGAACATGAAAGAGCGTGACATCGAGCAGTATTTTAAAAAACAGATCGAGGAGGCAGGGGGCCTCTGTCTGAAGTTTACCTCGCCGGGCACGGCCGGAGTGCCTGATCGCGTAGTGGTGATCGGCGGGCGGGTCTCGTTTGCCGAGTTCAAAAGGCCGGGTAGGAAAACGACTGACCTGCAGTGCGCGGTGATCAACCGGATGCGGAAGTGCGGGGCGTCGGTCGACATTATCGACAGCATGGCCGCGGCAAAAGAGGTCGCGGAAAGGAAGATTGATCTTTTCGGGAAGAAAGGGGGTGCGGCGGGTGAAAGCGGATCTGCATGAGTACCAGGAGTACTGCATCGAGTTCGTCAAAGAACGACCTTATTCGGCGTTATTACTCCAGATGGGTTTGGGCAAAACGCTGATCGTCCTTACAGCACTTTTTGACCTCGTCATCACCGGGGTGGTTACTGCCGGGAAGATACTTGTCATCGCACCTCTGGCGGTGGCAAGAAACACCTGGCCGGCGGAGGCGGCGAAGTGGGACCATCTTGATTTCAGGCTTAGCCTTGTGCTTGGATCCGCAGTGGCGCGGAAAAAAGCGCTTGAGGCGAAAGCCGATATCTACGTGATCAACCGGGAAAACGTGCCGTGGCTCGCTGGGCTATATAAAAGCCGGTGGCCTTTTGAGACGGTCATCATCGACGAGCTGTCGAGCTTCAAGAACAACCAGGCGAAAAGGTTCAGGGCTCTTCGGTCCGTCAGGCCGTACATCAGCCGCCTGATCGGCCTGACCGGGACGCCGGCGCCAAACAGCTTGATCGACCTATGGCCGCAGATATACCTACTCGACCAGGGCAAGCGCCTCGAGAAATTCATAGGCAGGTTCCGGGAGAAGTATTTTGTGCCGGCACAGACGGACGGCCACGTCGTGTATAAATACGCGCTTCGCCGCGGGGCTGAAGAGCAGATACACAGGGCTATATCCGACATATGCGTGAGCATGAGGGCAGCTGACTATCTGCGGATACCGGAGCGCATTGACAACACGGTCGGTATCGATCTTTCGGAAAAGGAGATGGCGCAGTACCGGGCTTTCGAGAAACAGTGCGTACTTGAGGCAGACGGCACCGACATTACCGCGCTTTCTGCCGCAGCGCTCGCGGGTAAACTCCTGCAGATGGCCGGCGGGGCGGTGTACCTTGATGCGGCTGAGCTTAAGTACCACACGGTCCACGAGAGGAAGCTTGAACGTCTTATCCTGGCCATCGAGGAAGCGCAGGGGCAGCCGGTACTGGTGTTTTATAACTACCGCCACGAGGTGGAGAGGATAAAGCGCGCACTTCCGGAGTCGGTACTTTTTACAGGGAACCAGATCGACGCCTGGAACTCTGGTGAGATCTCTGTGCTTCTCGCGCATCCTGCTTCCGCCGGGCACGGCCTTAACCTGCAGGACGGCGGGGCAACGATCGTTTGGTTCGGCCTCACGTGGAGCCTTGAGCTGTACCAACAGGCGAACGCCAGGCTCCGCAGGCAGGGGCAGAAAAAGACTGTGGTCGTACACCACCTGGTCACGAAAGGCACGATCGACGAGGACGTCATGCAGGCGATCGCCAAAAAAGAAGCCGGGCAGGACGCGCTAATGGAGGCAGTGCGTGCGCGCATTGCGGGGTATAGGAGGGAGACATGAGCATTGAAAAATTTGGCGGTATCTACACGCCGACGTGCGATTTATGCGGCGAGGAGCTTCCGGCGGAGTTTGATTTCTACGATGCCGTGAACGCTAAAAAAGACGCGGGATGGAAGAGCCGGAAAACAGACGGGGACTGGGAGGACGTATGCACAGAGTGCCAGGAGAAGGAGAGGCGCCATGACACTGACGACTTTGATCTATAGCGGCGCCGCGGTGATCATAGCCCTTTTGTTCATCGCTTTCGCGGCCTTCCAGGCCGCAGGAAAGGCCAAAGCGAACGTCAGGAGGCTCGAGGAGGAGCTAAGTGCCCTGCAAGTGTGGCGAAGGGAGAAGATCCCGGAGATCAGCTATCTCAGGAACCGTAACCGGATCTTGGAGTCCTATTCGCCCGGTTTCGACCGGTCCGAAGACGAGGGGATCGAGCAGATGAGGGCAGGCTACAAGAAGGCCGCAAGGGAGGCAGAAGATGCGTGACCTGACCATCAAGCAAGACAGCGAGAAGCGAAAGCTTGAGTACCTGCCGGATATCGGGATCCTTGCGGATATCGCCCAGGTCTTCGAGGCGGGGGCGGAAAAGGGCTATAAGCGGGATAGCTGGCAGGACGTCGAGCCGGAGCGGTACAAGGCGGCATTCCTTAGGCACCTGATCGAGTGGTGGGCGGATGAAGACTCTGTTGACGAGGAGACCGGGCTAGAGCATTTCCAGCTGATGCTGTGTAACGCTTACATGCTTTGGTGGCTGAGGAAAAACGCAAGTGGCTGAGGTCATGATCAAAGTCCCGGGGGGGGGGTACTGCGCGTACTACCCGTACGGGCTGCGCACCGGCGCGTGCCGGCAGCTTCGCGAGAGGCAGTTTGCGGATCTCAGTAAAACCGCCAGGTGCGGAGTTTTTGGGGAAAAACTTTTTGCGGACGGGGACCGGTGGCGGAAGTGTGAAAAATGCTTGAGAGGGGGAGAGTATGACTAAAGACGACCTTAAGCGCCTTACCGCGCTGCGGAGCGAAATCGAGTACCTGGCATGCCAGATAAAAGCGTATAGGGAGCTTTGCTGGCAGCACGAGGAGCACCGTAAGCGCTTCAACGAGACGATACTCATGTCGTCGACCGACGAGGCCTGCAGGGTCGTGCCGTCGCGAGTCACATCGTCGTCTGTGTCGCCGGAAGAAGCACGGGCGAAGCGCGAGCTTGAAAAGCTAGAAGAAGCACGGGCGTACGCCGAAGCGAGGCATAACACGCTGCTTGCGGACGCCGAGGCCTGGATCTCTACTCTGGACGATTGGCGGGTCAGAACCATACTGCGAGCAAGGTACCTGCTGGGTAAGAGCGTTACAGAGACGGCGGAGGCTTTGAGCTACTCAGATCAACATGTCCTGAATCTTGAATCGCGGTTCTGGGGCAAAAATGGTAAATAATGTGAGTAGGTCAGAGTAGGTTTTTTTATGGTAAAATTCATACTGAGAAGGTGTCCCCGGAAATATCCGGGGCTTTTTTCTTTCCCGATGGCATAGCGTAGCCCCGGCGTACCTCCTCAGCGCCGGGGCGGATTTTTTTATTATGGCAAAGAACAAAAAACATAACACGCAAAATTTACTCCCTGCCATAACGCGCGAAGAAGCCAGAGAAAGAGGGCGCGCCGGTGGCAGGGCATCCGGCGAAGCGAGGCGAGAGAAAAAGCGTTTCAAGGAGATGATCGAGGCTGCGCTCGAGTGCGAGACGCCGGACGGCTTTACGATCAAGGAGGGGATCACGGCGACGCTTGTCATGAAAGCGAAAAAAGGGGATTTAAAAGCAGTCGAGATGGTCATGGCGCAGATCGGCGAGCAGCCAGCGCTTAAGGTCGAGGTTGCGGGGGACCTTACTGGAGCGATGGATGAGATGGACAAGTACATGGGTGAGCTATGGACGGAGGAACAAAAGAACGTGACAAGCAAAGATACAGGGACTTAGCGCTTGAGCAGCCCGCGCAGTTCGGCCGGTGGCTGGGCTTCAGTGATCTCACAGCGCTGCATAATGACTGGATGCGGTCGTATATCATCGGGGATGATGACTGGACGCTGCAAGGGCACAGAGGGTGCTATAAGACCACGACCATGACGGTCGCCCAGGCACTCATGATGGTTTTAAGGCCTCGTCTGAACACGATACTGTTTCGGAAGACGGACACAGACGTCGGCGAGGTTATGAGACAGGTCGCAAAGGCGCTCAAGCACGAGACGCTGCAGGCGCTTAGCCTCAAGCTTTGGGGCAGGGTGCCGGTGCTTCTGAAAGAGTCGGAGAGCGATATCAATACTTCGCTTAATCCCTCACCGCGCGGCGCATCTCAGCTGCTTGGTCTTGGCCTTAAGACATCGATCACGGGCAAGCACGGTGACAGGATCGTGACTGACGATATAGTCAGCATAAAAGACCGGATAAGCAGGGCAGAGCGGGAAGAAACAAAGCTGCTTTACCAAGAACTGCAAAACGTCAAGAACCGGGGCGGCAGGATCATCAACTTTTGTACGATTTGGCACAAAGAGGATGCAACGAGCCTTATGCCGAACATCCGAAAGGTCGATTGCTACACGTCTGGTCTTATGACGGCAGGGCAGATCGCAGAACAAAAAAACAAGATGACGCCGTCGCTTTTCGCGGCTAACTACGAGCTAAAGCTCATAGCTGCGGAGGACACACTGTTCAGCGATCCTGTGTATGTCCGATATGCCGATGGTGACGATGAGCCGCAGCGGGTTATCTACAACGGCATCGGGCACATCGATGCAGGGTACGGCGGGAGCGATGGTACGGCGCTGACGATTATCAAAAAGACTGAGACAGGGTTTGTTGTACTTGGTAAACGCTGGCAGAAGCATGTCGACTCTGTACTCCCGGAGATCCTCAGGACCGTGGAGAAGTACAGGTGCGGGACGCTGCACGTCGAAGAGAATGCGGACAAAGGCTATCTCAAAAAAGAGATCGCGAAGCATCACCCGGCGCAGAGTTATCACGAAAAAACGAACAAGTATTACAAGATCGCAACGTACCTGGTGCGATACTGGAGGACTATAGAGTTTTTGCCGGAGACGGATCCGGAGTACATGAACGAGATACTGGACTATACCGAGCACGCTGAGCATGACGACTCGCCGGATAGCCTGGCGTCGATGATCAGGAAATTCGTAAAACATGAAGGAGACGGCGTTTTTGTCGATGTGAGGGAATAATGCTGACAGATTTGACATGGCTTGAACCGGGGAAACCATTCCCGCCGGAGCCGGAGAAAAAGCGGATACAGACGTACCGAGAGAATGAGAGACTGTTTTTGTCGGAGCACGTTGAGGTGTATAAGGTCGCTTTCGACGAGCTCAAAAAGAAACTGAAGCAGAAACAGAAAGACTATCCAGTGACGGAGATCCTGAACTATCAGCAGCTTTTGTCCAAGAAGGTCTCCGATTTCGTTTGCGGCGAGGCCCCTGAGGTGCAGTACTCGAAAAATTCTACGGTTGCAAAGAGTATCGACTACATCCTTGAGACCAACTCTTTTTGGTCAAAGCTGTACGAGGGCATAATCGACGTGACGAGGTATGGGAATGGCGTAGCAAAGATCATGGGAGATAGGCTGAGCATGGTCGATGCCGGCAGTTGGTACCCGATCGTCAACCCGTACGAGCTAAAACATATCGAGCAGCAGGTAGTTGCGTATCCAGTAGCGCCGGACAAAGAGGGGAAGTACGCTCAGCTTTATGCCGAGATCCACAAACAAGGCAACATCGAGCGGCGTTGGTATGAGTACAAGGACGACAAGGAGGAGGGTAAGATCGGAAAGCAGATAAAAGCCCCTGACGGGCAGCGTGACGCCGAGCCAGTCAATATACAGACTTTTTTCATGCTTACGAACGTGACACACAGCAGGAGCGTGTACGGGCTTGATGACTATTTGATCATCAACAGCATCGTGCAGGCGATCATGTGGAGACTTTACTGCGCTAACAGGATCATGGACAAGCACAGCGAGCCGTCACTTTCTGGCCCGACCTCTGCGTTGACCTGGGACGAGCGGACGAAGACGTATTATCTTGACCTGGCGAGCTATTTCAAGCGGGAGAATGCTGACTCGCCGGATGTGAAATATCTCACGTGGGACGGGAATCTCGATAACAACTTCAAACAGATTGAGATCTTGCTTGAACAGCTTTATATCCTCTCCGAGATGGGCGCGGCGTTCGTGGTCGGCGGGGACGCAGGCGCGACGTCGTCCGGGACGGCGCTCAAGCTAAGGCTTGTGTCGCCGCGCATCAAGGCGCAGCGGATAGCGACGCTTAACACGGCGATGGTAAAAGCTATGATTGTGGCGCTTTGTGCGGCAAACGGCTTGGCGGTGGATTCGAAGAATCTAGGACTCTTTTGGAATGACGGGCTTCCGGATGATCCCGTCGAAGACGCAAACCGCCACAGTACGGAGACCGCGGGAAAACAGACAAAGTCTGTCAGGACTGCGATCACGGAACGAGGTTTGACAGAGGAGCAAGCAACCGAGGAGTACGAGAGAATCCTTGAGGAGCAAAACAGCTCTATGCCGGTAGTACTTACGGTCCCGCCAACGTTGGAGGAAGACGAAGACGATGAGCTTGGTACTGAAGACTAGGGATGGACTACTCCAAGCTGACGCAGAGGGAGATCCGGCGCCTTGCAAAGTACTTCCTGGCATCGCGTGACAGGCTGTACCAAGCGATCATCGCGACGAAAGGTGTTGGAAGCAAGACCTACTACAACACGATAATAAGGCAGCTAAACAAGGAGCTTAAAAAGCTCCTGAAGTACTCGACAGAGTTCATTAATACGCAGATCCCGGAAGAATACCGGGCTGCGCTTGACGATATCTACAGGTATTTCCGGCGCAATAAGCTTTTGATGCGGTCGCCAAACAGCTTTGCGCTGCTGCATACCGACAAGCTCTATCAGATCCAGCGTGAGGCGCAGTACGCGATTGCCGAAGGGCTTGCGGCTATCGGACGCCAGGTGCAAAGGTATGCTGACACCGCGAGAGATGACGCGCTTCGGAGTATTGGCCTCGAGCAGACTATGCAGAAGGAAACTTCGGGCGGTACGACTACGCAGATGGCGGAGTCGATGCTGAAGCAGATGCAGGATGAGGGGTTTTTCACTGTCCAGTACGGCGACGGACGCCAAGTGCCCGCGGATGTGTACGCTTCCATGGTGGCTAGGTCAACGACGCGCGAGGCGGGGAACAGCGCCCGGATTACGCAGATGGAAGCAAACGGGTACGACCTCATGAAGATGACGGAGCACTACCCAACTTGCGGAGTGTGCGCGATGCTTCAGGGACGCGTTTACTCGGTCTCCGGGAATGATGACAGATTTCCGGCTCTGTATGACCACTGGAGCCGCGAGTACTGCAACGTCCACCCGAACTGCTTCGTGTCAGGAACACCGATTTTTGCAAAGGGCGTCATGGCGCATTCGAGTCGGGATTATGTCGGAAAAATCACTATTGTTGAGATTGCCGGTGATCACAAGCTCACCGTCACACCAAATCACCCGATATTGACCCCTGAAGGATGGGTCGCTGCGGGTTTGCTCAAGGAAGGAGATAAAGTCTGTGAATACGGCAGGATAGATGATTTTCTCTTTGGAAAGAACCCAAACGATATAAAGGTTCCAACCAGCATTGAGGATATACCTCGTACGCTCAGGAAGTCGCTCAGCGTGACGACCTGTAGCGTGGAAGGTGCCACCGAACAGTTCCACGGCGACGGGGTCAACGGAAAAGTCGCAGTTATAAATACCTATGGCTTTTTGAGGTGTGAAGCTAATAGTGTTTTTGATAAGAAAGTCACGAAAAGCGATTTCATAGGTGGATTTAAAACGGGCAGCTTTTTCGACGCCTTGTGCTCGTTTGGTTCTGTCTTCAAGAGTGCGTTTAGAGCCACGTACAGCATCGTGAGCAGCTTTGGAAAGGGATTGACGTTCTTCCGGCGTCATCCTTGCAAGGCGAACGCGCAAAGCTTCGGAACGGTTGGCGGCAGGCATGATACCTGCTTCGCGGAGACGCTTATGAACAGTCATTTCGCCAACGCCGAACTTACGGGCGATGTGGCGCTTCGGCATACCGGAGTTGTAAAGGGTGACGATTTCGTCAACTGGCAAAGCGATTCTGTTGCTGTGGGGCTTGGTATTGATCTGTGGCCTAAGATCACTGAATCTGAATCCTGCGTCACGGGCTCGGGTTTCGATAGCGGATTTGCCACATCCGAAGATGGACGCGATTTGTTCGACAGTCTTTCCGGAGAGATAAAGCTGCTTGACGTGATCAGTGTCAATATCGAGTTTTTTCATGGCAAAGTGTATAACCTCCAAACAGAAACGGGGTGGTATTTAGCTGATAATATTATAACACAAAATTGCCGTCATGCGATCGTGCCGTGGATTGAGTCGCTGCGATCACAGGAAGAGCGGGATGAGGCGCTGAAAAAGGCTAAAGAGCCTTTTACGGATCCTCGCAGTGAGAAAGAGAAAGAGCTTTACAATAAGCAACAGGCGCAGAAACGGCGTTGGCGTAACGAGATGTACCAGTATGAACGTTATAGGGAAAGGCTCGGGGATGATGCGCCGAAGACGCTTGCAGAGTTCAGGAGAATAAAAAGGGCAGACGGGGAGGCATGGAAAGAACTCGAAAAGAACTACCGAGTACTCGGCAAACCTCTCACGAAAGGCGTTGTACACAGACCAACACAAGCGAGCATTGACAAACTCGTTAACGACGAATTGAGCGGCATAAGATTTAGTGCTCAACCCCAGTACTCGCCGAGGCTGAAATCAGCCGGCTTGATGACAATGGACGCCAATCTTGCAACAGGCGAAGTAACTACGAGGTTACTAATTGGTCCACAGAGTCAGCCAGGGAACAAAGAACTAATAAACACGATTTTGCATGAGGAAATCGAAGCGAGAATTGCTTTCCGGGGTACTCCGGATTATAATATAAAAGGCAGGAGTAAAGAACTCGTGAATCACCACAGACACCAATATATCGAGAGACTGATCAAGAGGTTTTTCAAAGCGAAGGGGTGGTAAGAATGACTTTTGATGAAGTTGAAAAAGTTTTATGGGACGGAACTCGTGACACGATCGAGGCTCTGTCAGAAATTGCGCAAGAAATCCCTTTATCCTACGTGTATTCAGAAAAGGCGAGTTCATTCCGTGTGATTTTTGGCAGCACTGAAGCAGTTTGGAACAAGTTACACGAAGTTCCAAACTGCGTGGAGTATTTTGGACCAGTGCACGATTTTGCGGCATAGATAAATACCAAAACGGCTGTAACAGCGTCTCTTCGGAGGCGCTTTTTTATTTTGCGCGAAAGGAGAAGACTGATGACGAAATATACAAAAGCAGAGCTTTTTGACATGATGGTCGCCGATACCAGGATCGCGTCCTGGGTGCGGACGGAGTATCGAAACATGCAAAAAGCGCCGGCTAAAGAGCCGGAAACTAAAAAGACTGAACCCGCAAAAGCGGAAGAAGTAGCGTCCTAAAAGGGGCGCTTTTTAATTGCCGGGGGCGGCGGCGATCCGCTCTCACCACGGCAGACGCTGACTGCCTAACAAAGCGAGAAGAAGGAGAAAATAAAAATGGGAATCAAAGAATACCTCAAAGAGAAGTTTGGCGACGCCTACACAAGCGATATCGACACGGAAGTCGGTAAGCAGATTGGTGCCGATTATGTCCCAAAGCACGTATATGCGGAGCAGGGAACGAAACTAAAGAACTTCGAGACGCAAGCTACTGACCAGGCAAAACAGCTAGATGAACTGAAGAAGTCTGCCGGCGACAATGCGAAACTGCAGGAGCAGATCGAGACGTTTAAGGCCGATAATGCCGCGCAAAAAGAGAACCACGATAGAGAGCTACAAGCCTTGCGGTTCAACTACGCACTCGATTCGGCGCTGACTAAAGTGGGCGCAAAAAGCGTGAAAGCGGTCAAAGGCTTGCTCGACGCGTCAAAGCTTTCGCTTGATGGTGAAAACATCATAGGTTTGAAAGAACAGATTGATGAAGTGAAGAAGTCAGACGCATTCCTTTTTGAGGAGACGAAAGAGCCCGGCCCGGGAGGCAATCCCCTAAAACCGGGAGAAAAAGCAAAACCAGAAAGGCCAAAAGGCCAAGTTTTTCTATGATGAAAGGAGGCATAAAAAATGCCAAGAACAACAGCAATTAGTCTTTTGCAGGGTGCAAGCATTCCTGCAGATCTAGCAGAAATATACGGTCTTGTGATCGAGAACGTCCAGAAGCTTGCGCTTTCGGGCGCACTCAAATCCCAGCAGTGGAGCGGGGATCCGGCAGCAGGAAGCTGTGAATTTAGGCGCTTTGTGAACTCGCAGGCCAAGGACTATGGGACAGCAAGAACTGCGGGCAAGGGCGATAAGGTCAAGGCCCCACCGGTAACGGTCAATCTTGATCAGCACAAAGAGATTGTTGAAGAAGTGGCAGGATTCGACCTTGAGACATTTGGCGTCGCTGATGTTATGCGCAGGCGCGCAGATAACCACGTCTCTACGCTTGTTTGGCTGCTAGATAAGACTTTTTTCCAGATCGCAGTCACTGCAGGTACGGCTTTTACACCTGCTGGCACAAACCCAGCGCTGAAAGATATCCTCGAGCAGCTCATCCAGACGCTTGAGACGGTCGAAAACGACTATGTACGCGGCGTCGACCGGTCGCTCATGGCAATGGTGGCCAGCCCGGCGTTTTACGGCAAAATCCGCGACCTGCTCGATGCGCAATCGAACCCGAACGTGGATACGGCGGCTGAGGAGTTTGGCCTGTACCACGGCGTGCGTGTGTACAGTTCTGTCAACCTACCGGCAGGCACAAACGCGATCCTTACTGTTCATGGTTCCGTTGCCCAGCCTGTGCTGATCAACCAGTACGGCGAGCCGGAGAAGATCCAGCTCAGCAACGACTACGCCGTATCACTTTTCTATGATTTTGGGACAAAGGCGCTTACGCCTGACCTGATATACAAGTACTAGGAGGTGTGAAATGGCGAAATATAAGAATTTAAAAACAAAAGCTACGCTTGTGACAGAAAACGAGCTTGTAATTGCGCAGTTCGATGCGTACCCGGATCTGTATGAGCGGCTTGATAAGCTCGTGGATACAAAGGACGGTTCAGGCGGAGACCTAGGGGGTAATCCGCAAGGAGGCAACGCAAAGAAATGACAGGCTACGTCACAGCAGCCGAAGCAGACGGATATATCGCTGCCGAATACCTGGGAAGTGACCCTGGGCGCATAGCCTGGGAGAAGCTTGATGGGACACAAAAAGAAGCAAAGCTCATGAGCGCGTGTGTCAAACTCGATAGTTTGGACTTCGTCGGCGCCGCCTCGTCCCCAGGGCAACCGCTTGCGTGGCCGAGGAATGGCAGCGATGAAGTACCGCCCGCTATCAAACATGCGCAGATCGAGATTGCGCTATTCCCGCTGCGGGAAGACACAGGCGATACAAAGATGCGTGCGCAGCTCCGTGCAGGGGGCGTAAAAAGCTTTTCTGTGGGAAACTTGTCAGAGAGCTATGACGCTGGCTGCGGCAGCCCCGATTTTATGGGTGACCCAAAGATCAGAGGGCTGCTCGCAAAATACCTATCCGGAGGGCATAGCACATGCTAAGCGGATATTTTAACCAGGAGGCCGAGCTTGTCCTGGCTGCGCGGGAGACAGATACGCTCTTGCCGGTTAGGGATAGATATGGCGCGATAGGGTACTTACTGCCCGAGAAGATCAAATGTCGCTGCGAGGTGAGCACTAAAGAAATAGTGACGCCGAGCGGCCGGATGGTCAGGGTAGAGCGCACGTACTATCTTGCACGGAAGGTCAGGACAGGCGACAAGCTCGACGGCAAAGAGGTGCAGTATGTCGAGGATTGGGTCAGCTTGTCCGGAAAACCGGCAGGCTGGAAGGCGATGGTCTGATGGGCAGGCGTAAAGATATCACGATCGATGACAGGGCGTTCATGCGCAAGCTCTCAAAGTTCTCAGGTGAGTTTCCGGATGAGACCAAAGCCGTTCTTACAGAGATCGTGCTTGACCTTGCCGGTAAGAGTGCTGAGAGAGCGCCCGTAGAGACCGGAGACCTGCGAAACAACTGCGTTGCGCGTGTTGATGACACAGTTATTTTTGAAAACCAATCGATGACCGGCTCAGTGGGTACAAAAGCGCGGCGCCGGGTCCGGGCGACGGTAGGCTACAGCCTGCCTTATGCGCTCAGGCAGCATGAGGATTTTACACTGGATCATGGCAAGACTGATGGCAAGCCACGGTATCGCGCTGTGCGGCATACCACAAAAGGCGGCACATTGACATCATATATCGGACCGGCGAGCGTCAACCGCGTTGCCGGCGGCGAAGCGAAATACCTTGAGAACCCGTTTAGGGAGAATCAGGAAAAATACCGCGAGCTTCTCAGAGAAGTGCCTAAAAAGGCACTAGAAAAATCATTCGGGAGGTAAGCATATGGGTGTGTTAGAAAAAATCGAGGCGCTAATAGCCGGTTTGCCCGACGTGCCGGGAGCCATCATGCACAACACTATGGACTCAGAGCCTGACAATATGGTCGGGCTCTTTGAGTATCCGGGCGCAGGGCCGCAGCAGACTTTTGGTGACGCGGAGGGGCATGGCGAACCCATCGAGACTGTTATGGTGCAGGTACGGGTCAGGCGGATAGCCGCTCAAGACGCGGCTGAGAACATCAGCGCTATCGACAAAGCTCTTGCGGCCGACGGCGCAATAAGGCGGACGTCGTCTATATTCCCGATCGGTAGAGACGATCACAACCCGCCGAGGTGGGAGTTTACAGCAAATTACGAAGTAGCGATAAGCTAAACGAAAGGAGGCATGAAAATGCTTTTAAGAGGTAAAAACGGCAAAATCTCTATCACTCTTGATGGAAATACAGAGAAATTTTTGATCAAGATGACCAGTTGGGAGTTTTCGTCATCGATGGAGACAGACGAGACTAGCTTCTTTGGTGGAAGTGCAACCGAGGAAGGCTATAAAGAAAAAACACCCACGGTGCTTGATTGGTCCATGAAAGGCGAGGGCGCGGCAAATGATACAGACCCGAACCGCAAAGCGATCTACGACGCCCATAAAAACGGCGAGCTTGTCGAAATGACGCTTTATACAGGCCCGACAAGCGGGATCCGTGGTCAGGGTATCATTGACAGCTTTGAGATGAGCAACTCGGCTGACGGCAAAGTCGAAATATCGATCGGGCTTGCCGGGTGGGATGAAGCCGACATGTTCGATACAACCACACCGTAGGAAGGGTAAACTTGAATGGAAAATGATACAAATTACTATACGCGGGACGAAAGCGAGCCACAACCAGAAAAGGAAGCGGTAACGACCCTGGGGCATCTACGCGCGCCGACGATTCTTGATCTTGACGGGGAATCGATTGTACTAAGGACGCACCTTGGGATCGGGCTAAAGATCGAACGGAAGACGAAGACGACGCTCATGGACTATATGTACAACATGGACCGCATCAGTCTCGAGCAAGCTCTTGCGATCCTGGCGATCGCGGCCGATAGGGACACGGAAAACTTCAAAGATCGTATCTTGCGCCAGGACGACTATACCGGGCTGATCGAAAAGGCAACGGACGTGCTCTTGGGTATAGCCTTTCCGGGCGATCTTGAGGCGTCTGAAAAGAAGCTTGAGAAGTTCGGCATGGATGAATACACAAAAAACGAAATCAGGGCGAGACTCGGGATACCGCAAAAGGATTTGACTGGCCTACTCTACTAGAGTCGGCTTTCAGGATGGGACTCGCCCCATCAGAACTTTGGGACATGCACCTGTGGGAATATAATCTGCGGGTGAGCGTTTTTAATGAGAAACAAGCCGAGAACGCCAGGCTTGACTTTTATAGGGCACACACGACTGCGGCTCTAATGTCGCATGGTTTTGTAGGCAAGCTCCGGCAGGCGGACTACTATCTTCCGACAGAGAAAAAAGCTGCGTTTGTCGGTGAAGATCTCACGGACGAAGAGATTGCAGAGATCGATGCCTGGCTTGAAGCAAAGGGCAAAAATGAATGAGTGTTGAGACAGTACAGGTACGGTACGAAGCCGATACCGGGGGTATCGAGAGAGGAAACCAGCGTATAGAAAAATCCTTCGGGGTGATGAAACGC